ATGATAAACGAAGTTAGAAACGCAGTATTATCCATAGCGAACAAAAATAACTATGGATATATTTCTCCATCAGACTTCAATTTGTTTGCTGCAAATGCACAAATGGAGTTGTATGAAGAATATTATAGTAGTTATAATAAAACCATAAATGCAGAGAATCAACGTGTTTCAGGTACTGATTATGCAGACATTGAAAGTCCTCTTGCTGAAACATTAGAGATATTTTTAACTACAGATTTCTTATCTAATATTGGAGGCCATATATTTTCTGTTCCTACTGTTACTACTGTTGGTAATGATTCTTACTACATATTAAAAGTTTTATGTTATTCAAATCTTGTAACTTCAGGAAGTAGTACATCGGTAGTAGTAAATGAACTTGATGATTCTAATGCTGATTTTATTGCAGATGGTATAGGTACAGATTATATTGTTGTAAATTTAGATACAAATAAAGTTGCTACAGTTGTAAGTGTTACTTCTTCGACCTCTATGATATTGAGTAAAGATATATTTCTTGCATCAGGTGATGATTATAAGATATTTTCTCCTGCAGTTAAAGAAGCAGACAAAGTAAGTGTTGGTAAAATAACTATGCTTAACGCATCAAACTTAACATCTCCAAATGATATTTTTCCTTCATATACACTTGAAGGTCAAAACATTAAAATATACCCTAATACTATTGATACATTAGGTCAAGTTCAAGCAGTTTATTTTAGATTCCCTAAAACACCTAAATGGACATATATTACATTGGTAAGTGGTGAGCCGGCATTTGACCAATCACAACCTGATTATCAAGACTTTGAGTTACCAAATGAAGATGGTTACAAGTTAGTTACAAAGATACTTGAGTATTGTGGTATGAGTATTAGAGAGACAGAGCTTACTCAATTTGGTATGGCTCAACAACAACACGAACAGCCTACATTTAGTATGCAACAATAATAATAAAAATAAACAGATATGGCATATTTATCACAATATGAATATTATGAAAATAATGGCAATACACCTCAAGATGCTAATTGGGGTTCTTATCAATATGTAAAATTAGAAGATATAGTAAACAACTTCTTATTAATGCATACAGGGAACCACTCATTGATAAATAATGAAGAAAGGTATAAAATTATATTTCATGCAAAAAGAGCCATACAAGAGCTTAATTACGATGCGTTTAAAGAAGTAAAGATATTAGAGTTAAGCGTGGCTGATTCATTAAGATATGTACTTCCTGATGACTACGTTAATTGGGTTCGTATATCATTATACAAAGATGGTTACTTAAGGCCTTTAACTGAAAACATACAAGCTATTTCGTCTAATGCGTATTTGCAAGACCAACAAGGTAATATTCTATTTGACCAAAATGGTAATATCCTTAGACCGCAATACTCTGATATTGATTTTGATAGACTTACTAAAATGAAAAAAAGTATCTATTTAAACCAAGGGAATCAATTTCATGGGCAATTAGGATGGAGTATAGATGGGATGTGGTATTTTGATTATGGTATCAACACTGCATTTGGTTTAAATACAGAGACTGCAAATTTTAACCCTACTTTTAAAATAGACAAAAAAGCAGGAGTTATTAATTTTGACTCTACTATGGCGGGTGAATTATGTATCCTTGAGTATGTGTCAGATGGTATGGAGTCAGGAGATAATTCTTTAATAACTGTAAACAAGTTATTTGAACAATATATTTATGCTGCCATAAAGTATGAGATATTAAATTCTAAATTTAATGTTCAACAATATATTTTAGAAAGAGCAAAGAAAGACAGAAGAGCTTTATTAGCTAATGCAAAAATAAGAATCAGTAACCTTCATCCGGGAAGACTCTTAATGAATTTAAGAGGAATGGACAAGATAATCAAGTAATATGACAGATTTCACTAGAAATTTTATAGCAGGTAGAATGAATAAAATCGTTGACCAAAGACTTCTTCCTGAAGGAGAGTATGTTGATGCTATGAATATTAGAATGGGGTCAACAGAGAAGTCTGAAGTTGGTGTTATTACAAATACCAATGGTAATTTGCCTCTAACGTCTTTAGCATATATAGATGGAACTCCTTTAAGTGTCAATGCAAGATGTATTGGGGCTATAGAAAATAGTACAAATGAGACTATATATTGGTTCGTTCACGATCCAACTTTTACTGTTGGAGCTACAGGAAAACTTGATTTAATAGTTTCCTTCAATGTATTAACTAATGTTTTGACATACCATATTATTTCTATAAACGATGGAGGAGATATAAATACAACATTAAATTTTAATAAGTCTTATTTAATTACAGGAATAAATTTAATAGACAATTTATTGTTTTTCACAGATGATTATAATCCTCCAAGATTCATCAATATCGATAATAATTATGCCAATCCATCTCCAAGCAATATTGACTACTTTATAGCATTAGCACCTGATCCTCTTACGCCACGTCCTGATATATTGAGAGAGGCTCTTCTTGTAATTAAAAGGCCTCCAAAGGAATCTCCAACAATACAGCCGATAACTACAAGTGGTCAGGAAAATTATTTAGAAACAAGATTTATATGTTTTGCATATAGATATAAATATGCTGATGGAGAGTACTCTGCTACCTCACAATGGTCTGCTGCTGCATTTGTACCTAATCAATTTCAATTTAACATAAGTAGTATGTTAAATCAAGGAATGACTAATTTCTGTAATGCTGTAATTGTTAATTACAATTCAGGAGGTCCTCTTGTTATTGGTATTGACTTGCTTTTTAAACAAAGCGAAAACAATATTATCAAAATAATTCAACAATTAGATAAAGCACAATTAGGTCTTGCAGACAATATGGTGTATCAATTTACATTTAACAATAGTAAAATATTTACCATATTAAATGAGGCTGAGATTTTGAGATTATATGATAATGTCCCTTTAGTTGCTAAAGCCCAAACAATTATGGGTAACAGATTGATGTATGGTAATTATATTGAAGGATATGATTTAATTGATAAAATAGGCAATCCTGTAAGATTAGAATTCTCAACAACTTTACTTAGTGAAGAGATAGGAGATTTTGATGTACCTGATGATTTAGATTCAGGAATTTATAATATAGACCCTTCTAGCACAGGTTTAAATATTGCTGATTCTATTCTTACTATAGATTTAACTGATAGACCTTTAGTTGAAGGAGCATCAATAAGTGTGGATTTAACAATAGGGCATAGTCAATGGACAGGAACTCCTCCCTTTCCTGATGAAACAACTGATGGTGTTGAATTGTCGTTTAGTTTTTTACTTACTAGAACATATAGCTCTGTTTATGAATTAGCTACAAGTCCTGAGTTTGAAGCATCAATAGGTACTAGTTTAAATATTCTTCCTGTATCTACTACTGTAGTAGGACAGGATACTTCTTGCGCAGGAACTACCCTTACAGATTCTTTCAATTGCTCACTACCTAATAACTTAGGGTCAGCTCCTAATACTTATACAAAATATGAAAGTGGAATAAATAGCTTAGGAGCAACTTTGCAGCCTATAAGAATAATAGCAACGCCTGCGAGTAATAGCATAGGACTTCAGTTCCCTGCAATGGTTTATGTTGATGACATAACTCTTCCAACAGTAAGATACTATGAGTATTATGAAATAACATTTGCGTCAGCTGTATATCAAGAAATTGCAAATCCAAGAAGTTTACACAGCAATAGAGGTTACGAGATTGGAATTGTCTATATGGATGAATTCAATAGAGCTACTACAGCATTAGTAAGTCCTTTTAACGCAGAGCATGTTCCTTGTGGATATTCTCCAAACAAAAACAGTATTCAGGTTAGCATACCTGTAAGTCAGAGAGCTCCTAAATGGGCCAAGAGATACAAGTTTGTAATAAAACCTGATGAGGAAAGATACGAGACTATTTACAGTAATTTATTTTTTATTAATCCTGAGACTAATGAAGCGTGGCTTTTACTTGAAGGAGAAAATATGAAAAAAGTTGAAGATGGAGATAAATTGATTGTTAAGGCAGATAGTCAAGGACCTACATTAAATTGTGTGTACACTACTGTTCTTGAAAAAACAGCTCAAGCATCAGGATTTCTTGAAATACCAACCGAAGAAGATCCAACAAAATTTATAGCTGTTCCTGCAGGATTATATATAAAAGTAAACCCAAGTAATTATAATTTAGTAAGAAGTCAAAATGCAATTATAGCACCGGGAACAATAAGTGATTGGGCGAGTGGTGGAGACCATAAAATAATGCCTTATCCTATGAATATTCCTGACCCTGCGAATCCGGGGCAGTACATTGATTATAATGTACCTGCAGGAAGTAGAATAGAATGGTCAGTAGATTGGAATAGAGCAGGTGTTAAAAAAAGCTGTGAGAAAAGAGGATATAACTTGACTAAAGTTTATACTTCATCAAGAGAATATGACAATATGTACGATTGGTTTGTTGGAGATAATATTCAACTTACTATAAACTCAGGTACTGATAAAGGAGATCACGAGACCAATGAGTTTATTCCGGGAACAGGAACTCAGTTAAGTACCGTTAGTAAAAGTATAAATTATTGGCAATTCTATAGAAACCCAACTACTAATCAATTACAAATATTTTGGAGTAGTACAAATAGTTGTACAGGTAAAAACTATAAATATTCAAGAAGGATTTATATCACAGCAATAATTACTGTTTTTAGAGCTGAAAGTTTAGTTTGTTTAGAAACTCAACCCTCAGATGCTCTTCCTGATGTATTTTTTGAAAATGAATTATCATTTGAAATAGATGACTATGGTAATCACTTAGGTAATGTTCAAGATCAAGATATATTATCAGGAACTCCGGGAATTGTTGATACTAATTTTTTCAACTGTTATTCTTTTGGTAATGGAGTTGAAAGTTATAAAATTCGTGATTCAATAATTGGAAGATCTGTTGCTTTTGGAGAAAGAGTAACTACAGTTGCTGCTCAAGATTATAAAGCTGCAGATAGGTTCTCTGATATTACCTACAGTGGTATCTATAATGGAGAATCTAATATCAATAGGTTAAACCAATTTAATTCAGGATTATCCAATTTCAAACATTGCGAGGCATCGTTTGGGCCAATTATTTTATTAGATGGGAGAAATACTGATATTCTTTGTTTACAGGAAGATAAAATATCTTACGTTTTAGCAGAGAAAAACTTATTGTCGGACGCAAGTGCCGGAGGTATAATTACAGCGACTCCTGAGGTCTTAGGAACGCAAATAGCACGTATTGAAAAGTATGGTATAAGCTTTAATCCTGAGAGTTATGTTCAATGGGGTTACGATAGATATTTTACTGATGCAAAACGTGGAGCAGTTATTCAATTAAAAGGAGGAGATAGTGGTAATGAGCAGTTAGTAGTAATATCTGAACAAAATATGAGAACTTGGTTCAGAGATGAGTTTAATGCAAGCCTTAACTTCCAAAAACTTGGCGGATTTGACCCATATATGAATGAGTATGTTTTGTCAATGAACGAAGAATTATTACCAATTAATCCTCAATGTTTAGCTTGTGGAATTAGTCAAACATTTACCTTGTCTGTTAATACAGAAGAATCAAAAACTTTTGAATATTGCGTAGATTTAGGTTCACTTATTGGTGTTACTGAAGTTACTTGGGACTTTATAAGTATAGAACCGGGTGCTGAAATAAAAATAACAGTTTTATATAATGGAGTTACAACAACAACAGGATTTACAGATTTAAGTGGAAGTTTCTTTTTTGATAAAAACAATGTGTCTATTGAGACTGCTGATATAACCATAGAATATACAGGAGATATGGTAGTTTCCGTGTTAGTTGATTGCTGTCTTGCTGAGCCAATGACTATAGTAGAAGTTGTTGTAACAAACAATTCAGAGGTAGGAAAAACAATTCACACTCAATACAGATATACTGACTTGCCTTTCGTTGGTCCTCTTTTCTCTAACTTAGTTTTATTTGGAAGCGGAACAGCAATACCTCTTGTTTCAAGATACAATACGGTGTCAGGATTTATTGGTACAGGTGGATTTCCTCCTGAAGGAAGCACAATGAGATTATCTACAAATCAAATCGTTCCTGACAACTATGTGTTTGACATTGCTCAAGATAAATTTAGATATTTGAGAAGTACAACTCTTTACAACAATACAGACCCTGAAATACAAGCTTTGCTTATAGCATCATCATTAGCTACTCCAAATTCGGGAGCTGCTCCTTTATATTATGCTGACTTTACAGTTCCTGCAAGTACAAATGGAGAGTTCTTATATTTAATTTGGGATTTGAGAGATGCTGTACCTGCTGAACTTTGTTTTGGAACCACAAGAATTGATTCTTGTTGTAACTGTGTTCCGGGTAATTATTTCCTTAACGCATCTTTTGCAAGTGCAACTTGTGTGTTTAATGATGATGATTTGGTTGATATTGCTGACAACGGATTCTATTCTGCTGATGGTATAGTAAGAGAGCTTGTAAATGGATTATTATTACCTCAGCAACCTTGCGCTCCTTGTGGTGTTGAAGTTAATTTATGTTTCGGAACAAGTGCACTTGATGTTTGTTGTAATTGTGATTTAACGTGTACAACGCCATATAATTACTATGAAGTAACAAATAACGAAGCTTTCAATACAACAGTTTTCTTTTACAACCAAAATGGAGTATTGACAAGCTTACCATTATTAGCTTCAGCAACAGGTGTTATTATTTGTTCAGTTGGAGCTCCTTATTCTACGACAAGCATAACTATAACTAATGTCGAATGCGATTGTATAACTTAATTTAATCAATATGGCAATAAATGCACCTTTTTTTTTAAACTCAGCTGATTTAGCTACAGCTACAGCTGTATATTTAGACTCGGCATTATCAAATATAGCTCCCGATGGATTCTATGGAGATGGAACAATAGTAAGAGAGCAGTCATCAGGAATATTACTAACTGCAGAGGTTTGTGGTGATTGCCCTACGCCTTGCGGCACAGATATTAATGCATCAGGCTTTCAGGGTATTTACTTAGTAAATTTAGATACAGGAACTATTGATACAGGAGCTATAGTAATTAGATTTAGCCCTCAAAGTGTACCCGATGGTTTCAGAGCAACTTACGATGGAGTTGTATATAATAAATTATCATCTCCTATAGATGGAGTGCATCAAAGTACAACTCCCGGTAATTTTACAGTGGTAGGAAATACAGTGAATGATTGTGGAATGGCAGGAAATACTACAAACTTTCCCTTGTTAACTGAGTATCTATATAACGGAACTGCATTTGTTGCTACAGGAAATACCCAATCAATTACTGTTTTGCCCGGAGATGTTTCTTTGGGAGCTTCGCCCGGTTTTTGTGTTATTGTAATACCAAAGCTTTTAGGAACTCCTAATAATGTGCTTCTTGAAATGCTTGGACCTTGTGGAGGCACTGCTTGGAATTTAGAAGCTGTTTGTCCTGCAGCTTTGCCTGTTTTCAGTGCTTCTAATGTGTTTGCAAATTCATCAATTCCTTGTGCTACACCATTTCCTAATACTTTTTATTTTGCAAAAGTTCATAGAGCAGTAGATACTTTTGTAGGTTTATATGATTATGTTTTTTCAGATGCAAATGGACAATTTCCTTTGCCGAATGGATTCTATTCTACCAATAACGTAGCAGTTCCAAACAAAGTAATAGAAGTAGATAACGGAGTAATAATAGCAATAACAAACTGCGTATAATTATGAATTATACTTTATCATATAGCGAAGGAGTTGCCGGTTGGGTATCTTTCTATTCTTATTATCCTGATTGGATGATTGGAATGAACAATTATTTCTATACCTTCAAGGGGGGGGATTTATACAGACACAATACCGGGCCGGCACGAAACACATTTTATCAGCAATGGTGGGATAAAGTAGATTATCCTATTGTACCTTCTCCAAATGCTTTTAAGCCATCAAAAGTAACAAGCGTATTTAATAATGCTATACTTGAGAATAAGTTATTTAAAACAATAACATTACAAGGAGATGCTCCTTGGGGAGTAACTCTTGAGACAGACTTACAATACTCAGGATTTATAGACTCATCTTGGTTTAGTAAAAAAGAAGCTACTTATTATGCTTTTGTTAGAAACAACTCTAATGGACAATTTGCTCTTAGAAGTGTAAATGGTATAGGAAATAGTTTAACTGTTGATTTTGCAGGCACAAATAATGCTGAGGTAAACTTTAGCATAGACCCATTAGTATCTATTGGAAACATTATAAGTGTTGGAGACTATGTTTATTTTGGAGCAAATCTTCAATTTGCAGGACCTGTAGTTGCCATAAATATTGACTATCCATCAGGTATAAACCAAATTGTTGTAAACAATAATATGCTCACCCCATTAACTACCCCAATACCGGGGGATGTGAATTACTTCTTATTCGTGAAAAATTCAGTAGCTGAATCACATGGAGTTTTAGGACATTATTGTACATTTACACTTGAGAATGGATCTAATGGAAAAGTTGAGTTATTTTCAGTACAATCAAATGTAATGAAAAGTTTCCCTTAAATTTAATATCTTTGTGTCGATATGGAATTAACTATTAGAAATCTTAATGAAAGTGATTACCACAACATCTTAGTAGATTGGTGGATTCAATGGAGTTGGGAGCCACCTAAAAGAAACTTTCTTCCCGACAACGGAACAGGTGGTATTATAGTTTATGATGGAGAAACTCCTGTATGTGCAGGATTTTTGTATATTACTAATTCAGATGTATCTTGGGTTGATTGGATTATATCAAACAAAGAATATAAGATGAAGGACAAAAGAAGAGAGGCTATTATTTTATTAATTTCATCTCTTACTAATATCGCTAAAAATTCAGGAGCAGGATATGCTTATGCTCTTATAAAAAACAATAGCTTAATAAAAACGTATGAGAACCTTGGATATGTTAAAGGAGATACATACACGAGTGAAATGATAAAATTATTATAATATGGGAGTAGCAACAGCAGTAGCAGTAGGAGGATTGGCTATATCGGCAGCATCCACTGCAAATTCATTTATGCAGGCATCAAAGCAAGGTAAAATGCAAAGAGAGGCAGAGGCTAAAGCAGCTGCTGCAATGGCAGAAGCACGTAAAAAACTTGAGATAAATTACTCTAAGGAAAGAGCAATTCAAAAAGAACCATACGAACTACAAAGAGAAGCAATGCTTTCAGCAGGTGCTCAAGCTATTCAAGCCGGCCAAGAGTCAGAAAGAGGTGCAGCTGCTACAGCAGGTAAAATATACATGGCTCAAAATGAGGGCCAAGCAGGTATAAGAACCGCTATGGGTGCGGAAATGACAGAAATTGAGAAAGAGATAATTGATGAGAACAGTCGTTTAAGAGACTTAGGTGTTCAATTAGATTTAGGAGAAGTTCAAGGTCAGCAACAAATGGCTGCTGATGCTCAACAAGCTAAAGCAGCATACACAGAGGCGGGAGTAAAAGGTTTGGCAGATACCGCTCAAATGGGTCTTAATATGATTCCTTTATTTCCTAAAACAAATAATAATAATACAGCTGCTGTTGGTAGCGCAGCCCCTTCAAATCCTTTGCCGGGAAATGCTCAGTCTTATGGGCCTATGGGTACAAATTGGGCTCCTATGAGTAGTTATAAAACTCAAGCTTCTACACCTGCTTTTGGACCTCAAATGCCTCAGCCGGGTACTCAATTTGGAGCATTTGGAGTTAATTGGAGTGGTGTAGGTTCTGATAGAAAATTAAAGAAAAACATAACTAAAATTGGAGAATCTCAAAGTGGATTAAATATATATTCTTTTGAATATATAGATGAAGAGAAATTTGGGAAAGGAGTTTTTCAAGGAGTAATGTCTGATGAAATACCACAATATGCAGTAATAAAAGGAAACGATGGATTCGACAGAGTTAATTATTCTTTATTAGATATAGAATTTAAAAAAATATAGATTATGCCTTTAGGATATGGTTATGTAGAAAGAAATGCCGACTCATACGTTGATTGGCGTGAAGTAGGTCAGTATACTACTGATATGCTTGACGAAACTATGAGAGTTCGTCAGGAAAAAAAAGATGCTTTAGATAAAGCCACTAAAGATGCGCTTAAGCAAATATCAAATACACCTATTGGAGCACATGCAAGCGCAAGACAGTCTGCTTTAAAGATGGCTGATGTTGTTAGTAAGAATTTATTGATTCAAGAGAAGTTAATGAAAAGTGGTAGGTTAGATCCAAGGGACTATCTTATATACAATCAAAATGCTTTAGATGGTATTGACTTAGCGTTTAACGCAAATAAAGCTTATCAAGAAAATTACCAAAAAATAATTGATGGTGTTAATTCTGAAGAGATGTCAGGGTTAACTCTTGAGAATGCCGCTATAGCAGAGTCTTATGGAGATTGGAGTACAAATGGATATATAATGTCTCCTGAAGGAAACTTAATGGTTGGTATCGAGACAGAACAAGAGATTGATGGTAAAAAAGTCAAAAAGTTAGATAAGATAACAACTCCTACTGCTTTAAATGGTTTATTATTAAATACAATTCCTCATAATAAATTAGAAGATAAAATAAATAAGTGGATTCCTACTTTGGGTAAAAACCAAATCGCGGCTATCCAAAAAGCAGGATATGGCAAGCAAGGAATGGTTATGACTAGAGAAGATATAACTAATAGAACAGATTTGAGCGCTGATGAAAAAACAATTTTATTTCAATTTGTTGAAGCTGAAAAATTAAAAGTAGCATCATTGTTAGGAACTCCTACAAATATAGCGTCAATTCTATTTGATACAAAAAGAACATCAGATAGTGGTATTGATTACAGTCCTACAGACGATGCTGCTGAAGCTGCTAAAGACCCAAGTAAGATATTAAGAGTTTACGATCAAAAATCAGGTACTTATGAATTTCAAGTATCTGACCAACAAAGAGCAGAAGCTGAGAAGTTTGCTTTCAATAGAATGAGAGAGAAATATGATATTATTGAGAAAGTTGATGTTGGTGGTCAATTACAAAAAGATTACGCTCCTGAGTATGTTTATAATGCAGGAAAAACTGCTGCAAAAGAAAAAGAATTTGCTAGAAATCTTGCTCAAAATTTAGTTACTTTCATGACAGGAAATGATCAAAATTCTGTACTGTCAGGTAAATATTTATCAGGTGTTACAAATATGGCATATAACAAAACACCGGGTGGTGCTAATGTTGTAAATAAAGATAGTAAACAACAGAATTATCAATTTGATGAAAATAATGTATTTGGAGGAGCAAAAGCTCTTATAGGTTCAATAAAAGCAAATCTACCTGATGAATATAAAAATGTAAGTGAAGATGTTATATTGAAATATGTTAAAGAATTCCTTCCTCAAGGAGCTAAATTAAATAAAACTGCTAGCGGCCAAGGTTTTGAACCTAAACCTCAGAAACAAACAGCAGTGCAGCAATTCTCTTCTTATATAGATGATAAGATGTCTAGACAATTAAAACCTGATGCTAAGCCTGCAAATATAGCAGCGAGTTTAAATCAAAGACTTACAGGAACAGGTTTTGAAGTAGAATCAACTTTTTTTGGGGATAATATAAAAATAGTATCTAAATCAGGAAAGGGTGCTGCGGAATCACCTAGTTTCCCGGTTGGAAATGATGCTAAAAATAAAAAAGCTTTACAAAATGCTGCAAAATGGATGAAAGCAAATCTACCTGCTAAGACAGTAGAAGGAGTTGAAGATAAAGAAGTTTACGCAGAAGAGTTAATAGAGTCAGGAGCTCTATCAGGTGGTTTAGATTATAGTAAAAAATAAAAATTTTAAATACATAGCAAAATGGATGAAGAAGTAATCAATGATTTATATTCAAGAGCACAGTCAAAAGGATACACTAAAAGTAGAGAAGAATTTGTAAATCTTTTACATACCGATTCTTCTGTATTAAATGATATGTATTCTTATGTAAAAAGCAAAGGATACAATAAAGATATAAATTCATTTTCATCTATTATTGGTAAGGAACAATCTGAACCTGCCCCTGTTGTAAAAAAAAAAGTTTCTTCGGAATCAATCGAACAGCAGGAGCCTCAAGCAGGTACTATGGAATCACCTTCGGAAGATGGTTCATCGGTTACGCCACCTATTAACAATGCGTTTCAAAGTATTGACCAATTTGAAGGTAAGAGTCCTGTAGAGAATTTAATTACTACACAACAAAAAACTGCAGGTAAACCTAATGCTGTGCCTATAAAAGAACCAAATGAAGAAGATTACTTCACGGGAGGTTTTGGTAATTTTTTAAGGGGTGTTGATAAAATATCTCCTATAGGAATTGGAGATTTTATAGACGATATGGCTCGTAGCGTAGCTTCAGGATATAGACAAGGTAAATTAGCAGAGGCTTCAGGAAATCTAATAGTATCAGGCGCTAATCCTAGTGATGAAGAAATAACACAATTTATAGAATCTAGGAAATTAGCAGAAGAAATAAAACCTTCTTCTGAAATGCAGGATTATACTAAAATATACGAAGAAGAAGGAAAAGGGTTTTGGGGAGTAGTTAAAGGATTGGCTAATAACCCATCTATTATACCTGAATTATTAGTTAGTTCATTAACTTCAATGGCTACAAATACAGATGCCATAAAAGCAGGAGTTGGAACAATAATAGCAGGAGGAAGTATTGGAGCTGCTACAGGAGCAACAGGAGGTTCGGTAGTTCCTATACTTGGAACAGGTGTAGGAGCAGGAGCAGGAGCTATAGCAGGAGCTGAAGCAGCAATTCCTTTTGCATTTGGAGCTGCAAGTGCTGTTGTTGAAATGGGTTCTACTTTTGGAGAATTACTTCAAGAAGAACTTGGAGATAAAGAAATGAGTAAAGAAAATGTAAGAGCTATTCTTGAAAATCCTGATAAATTGCAAAGCATAAGAAATAAGGCAATAGCAAGAGGTCTTGTTATTGGTACTATTGATACTGTTACAGGTAAACTTGCGACAGGTGTAGGGGCTAAAATATTAACAAAGTCAGCTGCAAAATCAGCTACAGGTGCAGTAACTAAAGCAGCTGCTACTAAAGCAGTTGCGGCAGGTGCAGGAGTAGAAGCATTAGGAGGTTCGTTAGGAGAAACTGCGGCAAGAGGAGTTATAGGACAAGATATGGATGTGTCTGAAATAGCACTTGAAGGACTTGCTGAATTACCCGGTGGTATAAGGTCAACTATTCAAGCAAGGTTTGCTAAACCTTCTTATAAAATAAATGGAGAAAAAGCTACAGCAGAAGAAATTGATGAAATAACTGCTACAATGACTCCTGAGCAATTGGCTTCTACTAAAATAGATATTAAAAATGATTATCAAGGTAGAGAATTCAAAATAAGAGATAAGGTTTTAACCAATTCCATAAAAGAAGAAGTTAGGCAAGCTAATCCAAACTTAAATGAAACTAGCTTGAATGCTATTACTGAATTAGAAAAACAATTAAAAACCTTAGAAGGAAATAAAACTCAAACAGGTAAAGATAAGGCTTCTTTATTAAGAAATCAAATCAAAGACATTCAAGAGAATCAATTACAAGAAGAGGTAGTAACAGAAACAATTAAAACAGAACAAGATGCCATTCAAGAGCAAACAACAGATGAAAGCGTGCTACGCACAGAACAACCCGAATTGGGACTGCAAGGAGTGGGCGAAGGAAACGCCCAACCTGTCGAAGTTACCGCAGAAGAAACTATCACTACTCCGCAACCGCAAGAAGTAGTAGGTGTCCCTGATGAAATATCACAACCAATAGAGTTATCCGTAACTCCTGAAGTGGCTCCTGAGCAAGCTGTAGAAACCGCTCCTGTTACAGAGACAGCTCCTGTTGCTGAAACTCCTGCTGTTAAATCTGAACAAGATATTGTAAGTGAGGTATATGATAGAGCCGATAGTGAATTGCGTAAGTTGCGTGAAGATGTAGATAATGAATCGCCTAAGTTAGAATATGATGGAGACAATGAGTCTATTAAAGAAGAAGTAGAAAGATACGACAGATTAACAAGAAAAATTGAAGAAGATGGTTCTTTTTCAAATAGATACGGTTATGGTTTAATACAGAAATTAATAGAAGCAGGTGGTGGTAAAAATACAAGAAAATTAGCAAATGCATTAAGAAAGGCAGGTGTTTTTAGTGGATACTCAAGAGAAATGCCAAGTGGAAATTATATTGGTACTCTTATAGGTGATTCAAGTGAAATTATAGCTAATACTTATTCTGTTTTAAATAGTTCAGAAAAAATAGAGGCTACAAAAATATTCACAAAGTTAGCCAATGAATTAGGAGTAGATGTTGCGAGTTTAGAAACAGAGGCCAATAGACCGGTTGAGAAAATAGGAGTCGAAGCAAAAGCCGAGGTAACTCCTGTTGCGGAAGGCCCTAAAACTGCTGAAGAATTTATAACTGCAATAGATGAGAAGGCGGATGCTAATGAAAACAAAGTTGGCAGGGCTATAAAAGTTGCAGAAAATGTTTTTATATCTAAATTTGGAGATACATACGTTTTAACATATCCTGATGCAAGAATTACTGACTCAAATTTTGATGCAGAAGCAAAACAATACAGAGGAGGACCTATAGGTTCAGTTCAAAGAAAAAGTAATCTAACTAAGGAACAAGCTATAAAAATATTAAAAAGAGAAATAAAAAAAGCAAAAGCAAAAGCCGAGACAGCTCCTGCTGAAGTAGATAAAATAAAGTCAGACATTGAAGCGTCTAAAGAGAGGCTGAAAAAAGCGTGGGATAAGTATAAAACAATGGGCATTGCTTTTGACCCTAAGAACAATTTAGCTAGGGATAGAGAGCTTGTTAAGTCTTTGGTTGAATATGCGTATAATAATATTAGATTAGGCTCTTACGAGGCCTCTAAATTGATTAAGGATTTAGCTGAACAAGGTTTTGAAATAACTAAAGATGGTGCTAAGTTTATTATAGATAAAGCATCTAAAAAAGTTCAAAGAGAAATCAACAAAACTGTTGGTATAAAACCAAAGGCTACAGAGCAGAAAAGAATAAACAAAGCTTATGCAGTTGGTGTAGCCACTCAAAGGATTGCTACTGAAGAGGCAAAATCTGAAATTAAAGATTTGAAAGGTCAAGTAGTTGACGTATTTAGAGCAGGTATTCAAGCTATTAAGATAGCTCAAACTACAGCTAAAGAAAAGGCTAGAGATATTAAAACTAAATCTCAAGAGTTAGCCAAGTATTTAGATAATCTAAAAGGCAAGGGAAAGATAACATCAACCCAAGCTGCTGTTATGGTTAAAAGATTTAGCAAAGTAAATGTGCTTAGTGAGAAGTCAGTAAATAGATTTATTGACTACGCCACTAAAGTTCTTAATGATGCTAATTATAACACCAAACTAAATGAGGCTAGAAAAACTTTATCATCATTAAAGAAATTATCTAAGAACGCAGAGAAGAATGCAGACCTTAGAGCAGTTGCCTCTCAATTCGTTAAAATAGACCCTTCAATGGTAGAAAACATTGATGAGTATAATGATATAGCAAAAGAACTTAAAAATGCCGTAGATGGCTCTAAAATAAGAAGAGCAAATACTAAGATTGTCGATACAGTAAACATTAATGATGTAAGCACTTATGTTGAGAAAATTCTTACAGAGCAAGAAATTAAATTAAGAGCGGAAAAAATAGCAGAGCTTCAAAACTTACTTGATGTAGATGCTTCTAAATTTAGTGCGGAAGAGATAGATAATTTATTTGACATTTATGGAGAAGAAAAAGAACTTGATACCAAAAAGTATGATTCAAAAATTGTAAGAGCCGCATTAAACAAAGCATTTGATATATATTCAACTGTTATAAATGAAATGATAAATACAAATGTGGATCCGTTTACAGAAGAAGAAGTAGAATTTACTGATGGTCAAAAGAAAATCATCAGAGAGTTCATAGGTATTGATTTAGATACCATAGAAGATAATAAAGAGGCTTTAAGAATAATTGACTCTTTAATTAACTTTATTCAAAACAAATCAACAGCAGGAATGCTTAGGCCAATTGCTGACTATCAAGCTATTGTTGGAGGTAATGAATTAAGAAGACAAAAAATTGAAGGTAAAGGCATAAGAAAATTTTGGTCTCCAAGTTTTGGTAAAACATTAGCTGAACAATTTACATCTTTAAATTTATTATTTGAGAAAGAGTTCAAAGGATTTAATGTAGCTTCCAAGGTTAGAAAAATGATGGGTATTACGGATTTGGTTAATGGAAAATCTATTGGTCAAAGTGAAGCTAATCGAATAGTAAAAAAGTATGTTGAACAATTTTACAATAAGACTGCTAATGGAGAAGCATTTAATTCTGCTTATAATGATATTGAAAGAGGAATTTTTGCTCATGTTTATAGAAACGTAATTGGAACAGATAAAAGAAGAAAAGATGTTTTTGATAAAAGAAAACAAGAAGTTTTAGATGCTGCAGAATTTTTAGAAGAAAATGGAAATAAAGAAGAAAAACAACTTGCAGAACTTTACAAGAAAGTATACGATAAGATACTAGATGGATCTGAAAATATTGAAGATGTTAGACAGAAAACAGACGCTAACAATGTAGATGGTGTTAATTATTGGGTAAATCAATGGGCAAACAAATTTGATGCTCTATCTGATTTGGCTCTTAATTTTTATAATAAAATATTAAACAGAGATTTAGGATATACTCCTGATAGATTTAAAAGACGTCAGGGAGAAACTAAGGAAGTAGATTTAGAGAATGATGAGTCGGCATTTATATCAAATACTGATGGAGTTCTTTATAATAAGAAGTCAGGTAGTTTAATGGATAAGCAAGAGGATAGAAAAGCTCCTAAAGGAATGTTTATAGATCTTTCTTTTGATTCTAAAAATTCTAATTCTATGTACGATGCTATGATTGACTTAAATACGGCATTTAGCATTAGAAAAGTTCAATCATTCTTGAACTCTGAAAACTTTAGTAAAATATTTAAAGATGATGCTGACTTATTTAAGAAAAGAATAGCAAGCTACGTTAGATTGTCAAGAAGAAAAAGTCCATATACAGGAAGTGAATTATCAGGATTGATACAGAAACTAGATAAGATTGCAACAATTGGTGTAACTCAAGCATTAGCATCTCCAACTCAACCATTTAAACAAACAATACCTGTCGCGGCAAGTACACTTATCAACGCAGGAAGCTTAGGAATGGGAGCGGCATTTAATCCATCGTACAATAATTGGCTTAATAAATTAGGATATGCTATATCAAATAGAGGTATAGAATCTAGGGCAGAAATTGAATCTATAAATAGATTATTAGAAAAAGCTGCAAGTTCTAAAAAAGAAAAAGTCGGTAAATTTATTAGAGAGGCAAATGAAAAAATGTTAAAGTTGACTCTTGTTAATCCTGACGTTTGGATTGCTAGAGCATCTTTCAAAGCTTACTATGAGCAATCACTAAAAAAACAAGGATTAAAATCAAGTAATATTGATTATAATGACCATAAAGTAAATAAAGAAGCTGCAGATTATGCTCAAGAGATGATTGATAGACAGCAAAATATTTCAGATTATGACTTGGCAGGAGATTTATTTACAGATAAAAACTCAGTAACAAAAGCTTTTATTAAAATGTTAATGGCTTTCTCGAGTTTTAGAATGAACCAAGGTTCAAGATTAGGAGCTGATTTAACAACTTTAGAATATTGGAATACGTCTACTAAAGAAGATAAAGTGATTGCTCTACGTTCTATTGCAGGATATACTGCAGAACAGGCAGTTTTTAGAGGTTTACAAATAACATTTGGAATGATGTTCTATTATGGTGCGAAAGAACTTATGGGAAAAGACGATGACGAAGAAGAAGATGATAAATACAAAAACAATTTGATAAAAGCTAGTGCTACAGGATCAATTACAGATACATTTTCTCCTTTACCATTGTTAGACCCTTACGTGCAAAATTTATCAGCAGCATCAGTAGATGCAATTCAAGATATTGTAAAAATACCTGAAGAGGATAAAGTAAAACTTTTTGAAGCTAACAAGCAAGAGGCTATAAAGCTACTAGGTATTTATGGTATTGTTCCTGAAAAAGTAGGCACAATATATGACTTAGGTAAATTAGCATATACTAAAAAGTTTAAAGATAATTACGGAAAAGAAAAAGAAATATCTCAAGAAGATGCAAATGCTTTAAAAGTTCTTATTGGTCCATATATAGCAGCTTCAGTAACCGGTGTTTTAGCGCCTGATGTATCATCATTAGTTAGAAAGTCAGTTAAGATAGCTGAGAAAGGAGCTAAAACTACCGAACCTAAAGAGGGAGCGTATGAAGATTATGAAAAGTCTAAAGAAAAGAAAGCTATTTTAGATAGTATTATTGAAACTTCTTATGACCAAGATATAATTGATGCTGCAGAACAAAAGAAGAAAGATTTACAGTATGCAGGAACTGATTATCAGAAAGCAATGAACAAGAAAGAAAAAAGAGAGAAAAAAGAATTGCTTTTTGATCCGGAAACAGGAACTGAATATGATAATGAAGAGGACTTGAAAAAATACAATGAGACTTTATGGAATGAAAACTTTGGTCCTAATTCAGATTGGGAACAAGAGCATCAATATGAAGACGCAGTAGATAAAATGGTAACAGATGCTCTCACTAAAAAAGAAGAAGAAGAATATAACTACGTGAAACCTAAAAAAAAGAAGAAAACAAATTCAGATGGAACACGTAGAAGGTCTAAGTAAACCGAATATATTTTAAGTCTTTTTGTTTATCGTAATAAACCATTAGTTCTAAATCATCATAGGAGTTTTCTCGTGGGGTTCTTCCTCCCCACTTGATTTCTCCTTTTAGTTTATTAACCTTGCCGTAGATAATACCATCTTCGCAGGCCCATATCATAACAGGTATAAGTCTTTTATCAACCAACTTAACCACTTTTCTTGCAGCCACCGGTAATGGATAAGCACTATGCATTGTTCTAATTCTGCCCTTTACTTCTGCATAGGCAATTAAATTACCATCTTTATCGAATACCTTGTAATCAACGTCAAGAGGGTCTAATTTCTTAAATGAACCTCCAAAGGTGCTTACGAATAAAGTTATTGCTTTCTGCTCTCGCTTTAAGTCTTCTTCTTTCTCAAAAATCATCTTCTTGTATTGATTTTAATATACACCTTAATTCCATTATTAAAAACTGAGTTTCCTTAGTGACCTTTTTAAAATCTCGGTCAACTAAATTTTCGTAAATGCTAGCTAATACAAAATGATATTCATTTACTCTATAAGCTATTCTATTTGCTCTTTCGTTCTCAGTCTTAATGTTTGGTTCCATATCGTTTTATTGATTAAACAATGGCAATATAGTATGTCTGTAATCGTAAATACTTGGCAAATAACCTCTCTGCTTTTCATACTGCTCAATGTAATCTACAAAATCATTTAAAACTTTCTTCTTACTTGACACAGCATCTTGCAGTTCGCTTGTTAGTCTTACTACAGTTACATATATATCTACATCTTTTTCTATTTGTTCTTTAATGGACTTTCTCGTTGTTATAAAAACATTTTTACAAGCCACGTATTTATCTATTATTATTTTATCATAGGATAATATATACTCTATGTTCTTAATGTAATGTATTATTGTTGCGTGATCTTTTCCTAATGTCTTTCCTATTAAGTCATAACTATATCCATTATCTCTTAATATTTTAGAGTAAACTTTACGAGCATCAACCACATCTCTTTTTCTATTAATAACTTCTAAATCAACTAAGAAAATATCATTAACTATTCTCTTGAGTTCATCTATCTCTTCTTGTCTTGATTGCATTTGATTAAATTGGTTTATAAACTTCTGTTTTAATATTCTTATCTGCTAATTCTTTTATCCTGTACTCCTGTAATGAAGATAACTTACCTGTCGGACCTTTCACTTCTACAAATAGAACGTCAGAGTTTGGTGGTATAGCTATCAAATCAGGAATACCGTTCTTATTTGTCTTAATGAGCTTAATAACGTAGTATCCTTGAGCTTCAAGTTCCTTAATTTTCTTGGACTGTATTTGGCTTTCCTTCATTTACGTTTTTTACGGAATTGATACGTTTTTTACGAAATTGATACGTTTGTTTCCTTCATCAACTCTTTTACTGAAAAAGTAATGTGGTTACAATCCTTAATGAACTCACTTAGTTTTCCTAAATCCTCTTCTCTAAACGCAAATCGGTTTGCGAGGAACCACGTGTAGGGAGAACAACTATCATCAAGGTCAATCTCTTCCACTTGAAAAGCTAATTGCTTCTGTGGCAATACAGTCATGCTGAAAGCCAACGTGTACTCCTTGTCCTTCTCTAACCATTTGTGCTGAGGTATTTTTGAAGGTTTATTTTTGTCATCTATACAAACGCACTTTATCATTTCTTACTTGATTTTCCGTTTTGGCCGTTACGAGCTCGATTAGACATCATATTCTCCTTAACCACACTACCTGCTTTGGTATGGCTCATGTCTTTACCATCACCATTACCATAAGTCCCGGCATCACGATTGGCTTTGTTAAGCTCAACCCTGTAGTTTTTTCTTTTCTCAGTAGCTTGATACTTCTTATCATAAGCTAACTTCTTTTTCTTTCTATCTTCTGACATGTTTAATTTGTCATACGATGGGTGTTCCCCGGCTAGTTTATTTCTCATAATGCTTCTTAAATTCATTTAACATATCTTTATGTGTGTAGTGGAAGTACTTCTCAGCATTTTCCATTGTATCATTTTTTCTCATCCATCTATGGAACTCAATAGCAAATTTATCTATTTCTTCTGTTGTCATAATAATTTCTTAAAGTGAGAAAGTGTAAAATCTTTCTTTTTGGTTACTGCTTTATAAATCTCTTGTTCAATACCTCCTTTTGAGAAAATCCAAAATATCTCATTGTTTGGTCTATCTTTTGTCGTCATTCGGTCCTTGCTCTGCCAATAGCTCGTAGCACTAAAGTCAATGTTATAATACACAAGGTACTCTGCTTTCTTTAAACTTATACCCTCACGACCCGATACAATCTGCAATGCTATGTTCTTATACGTGGCATTGAACTCATCAAGATCAGTTGTCAACTCATCTCCAAATATTTGTTGTAAAGCTACTAATTCTTCTTTAAACTTATAGAAGATACCAATCTGACATCCTTGCCATTGTTCTTTAATAAACTCAGCCTTTGTGGTATCAAGTACCATAGACTTTCCACTCTCAAACTTCACCGTTCCTGAACACAACTGATGCACTTTACTCATCAACTTTACAGGTGTATCTCCTAAGATAACTTCTTCCTTTCCTTGAACAACTAAATCACGCTTTAGCTTATTTATAAGCTTATAAGTTGATTCTTTTAACTCAACCTCAAATACCTCCTCGGTAGTCTCAGCAATAAATCCTGCCTCTTTCTGAGTATAGTTTATAGTGAATGGCTTCATCTCATCTATAATAGTCTCCAAACCATCTGAGTAATCATTCATAGATAAACCATTGATTATTTTAGTCTTGACATTTACAAATTTACTACAAAACTTATAGAAAGTTTTAAATTCTTTAAAAGGATTTTTCGGTATGCCATAAACTTGATGGTACATCTGTGAATATGACTCCGGAGTAGGCGTTCCTGATAGCAAAATAACATAAGGTTTATGGTAACTTATAAGTTCCCTTACTTGTTTAGCTCTATTGCTTGGTTTAGGAAAAGCACCCATACCATGAGCTTCATCACAAATTATTAAATCCCAATGCATATCCGGATCTATCTTATGTAAACTCTCGTAGTTGATAATTGTTAAATGATAGAAAGGAGACAACATCTCGTAGTCCCTTTGAATACTGCTAATAGCCTTCTTCTTTGTTAAAAACAAAACATTATTGGTTGAAATGTTTGATGCAATACCAAGACTTGTTAATGTCTTTCCTGTACGCACTTCCATAGCAAGATATAAGAAGCCATGTTCCTTTATAATCTTCGTGCCTTCGTAGATTATCTTTGTTTGGTAATCTCTGAATTGTATTGTTCCACTTACTAGAACTTCTTTTACCGCCATATCTTCTTCATATAATTTTTTATAATACTCACAGCTATTAACTATTCTTTGTCTGATTTCGGAAGGAGTAGAGTGTTTGAAGCTTTTAATAACCCTAACACTCTTACCTCTGCCGACCTTGGTTTCTACCATTTGGAATACAACGCTTCTTAATAACTCGCATTGCTTCCACATCTCATAGTTATTAAACCCTGAGTTTCTTTCGAATACATCTATCTTTTCAATGTCAGATTGCATATAGAACATTTTACTTTAGCACTATACTTTTCTATGTTAGGCATATCGCACTCGCAACACTTCTCTTTATAGCTTCCATCCTTATTGAAGGTTTTATTAATGTACTTATTTAAATCAGTGCATTTCTCATACATCTCATGCTTTTCAAAATAGTATATCATAAACTGAATACTCTTCATTGCTGTGTCCTCATCAGGGGAATGAGCAAACATTCCTATTCCTGAATTGACTACATCTTCTACCGATGCCTTACCCATTAAAACATTGAATGAATTTATCATTCCAATGTGTACCATTTGTGTATTATTCATGTGCTATTTTTAATATTAAAAATATAGTAATAAAATAAATCATTACCAATAAAAACTTAACTATTGCTTTTTTCATAGTTTCTCTATTTCTTTTTTAACTTCAATCCACCATATTTGTCTAATATTGGGAACTTCAAATTGTGTTTCGTATATCAACTCATCAACTGCTATTAATGCACATTGTTTACAATTATATTCATCAATACCTGTATAATAGAATTTACCTATTAGTTCTAATGCTTTTTCTTTTAGTGTCATAATATCTCGTATTTAAAATTACTTGTCATTCCAATCTCATCTCCTACTTCATTACTCCATAGTCTGACATTGGTCATACCTTCTTCATTGTCTAATAACTCTATAAACCAATCTTGTTCCTCTTTGTCTTCACTCCACCAAAAGTTATCATCAACTTCTATCTCGCATTCTATTTTTATTTTCATATTAGTTCAATTGTATTTGTGTATTATTATCTGTTCTCTTCTTGATGATTATCCATCTACCAATATGGTCTCTATCTTCCTCGGGCATAATGCCTTCTTTGTAGATAGCGTAAGCTACTAACCATTTGTAGAACTTAGTCCTGCTTACAGTCATCTTACCTCTCGATCCATAGTCCGGGTACTCATCAACAAACGCATTGTATAATTCGTTCTTGTATAGTTTCACATTCACAGGTAGCATATTGTTGCTCTCATCATTATCAACCAATCCACACCACTCGATGAACTCATGGCAAGTCTCTGCCGATAGTTGTCGTATCTTAAGGTTTACGAACTTTGACTTAACCAATCCATATCCTAAATAGAATCTCAAACATGTAATCATGTAGTTGTCAAACTCACACCAATCATCATCGTTCCAATCGCCAAACATCATCTTACCGAAATCATCTCTTGGAGTAAAGTTCATATTATAATACTGATGCAACTCTAACTCCCACTTTCTACGTGCAAATGAATTACCTGCTCCCTTGATAGCATAGTTAGTTGTTATAGCAACCTTTGGAGACTTAATGAATGGTATCTTAATAGCATCTTTGTTCTTCTTCTCTAATGTCAATCCCTCTGTAATAACACTGAACAGTCTCTCGAAGTCAAAGTGTTTCTTAACATCATCAAAACAAAGTATCTGCGTATCTGCTGATACCAACTGATAAGGGAACGACTTCTCAAAGTTGAAAGACTTACCATCAATCACTACTAACTTCTTCATTTGAGAAAGAGCATTCATTATCAATCCCTTTCCTGTACCACCTTCAGGGTTATCACTAATAACCTCATCGTTTAGTATTACTGCCGGGCAGAAAGATAAGTTCTTGTATCCGTGCATTAAGAATCCAATAGTACTCTCCATGGTCTTGATACGACTTCCATCTCCACCATTAATGTTACTGATAAACCTTTTGAAGTCACAATTACCTGTAACATCGCATAAGTTAAACTTCCTATCTATAACGTGGTCCTTCCATACATACCCACCTAAATCTAAATAGTCAATAGGACTAATGCCATCTTTTGAAATCTTAACAGCGCAGTTCTTGTAGTACAGGTATGCTGAATCTCTAGTGTCTGCTATGAAATATATATCTATCGTTGATAGCAAGGTTAAGAACTCATCCTTAAAGAACCTTGTATTGTCTGCAAAGTAATTGTAAACAGACACATCATCAAGATCGATTAGGTAGTTCAGTATAAAATCTTTAATCTCTTTCTCTGATGTATTGTCTATAAGATTATTTGTAACCTTAACAAACACGTAGTTACGACTACCTTCAGGACAGAACTTATAGAACCCCGAGTCCTCTAAGAACTTCTTGAATAGTATATGCTCTATCTTTATAACTCCCTTGTCATTCTTGGTCCAAAAAGTCATCTTGGAATTTTCTTCCTCAACTTTATTTAGAACAGAATCAATTACACCACTATCCAAATTGGAGTCTTGCAATTGGTAGCGTATATCTTTTTTTGATACACCTCTCCTTAGCTTGGCTCTTATTTGGTTTATTCTCTCCTCATCTTCGTAGTACTTAGTGCCAAAGTTAGCAGTATGCTTATACGCAGAGTCAATAGTAGCTGCAATCTCTGAAATTGGAAAGTCTTGAGTAGCGAATTGATTAAGAACATAACCGGCAAGACTTTTGTTTATACCGAAGTCATTGAATGCCATCGCCAAGATATAAGTGTTGTGGTTTCTTTGTCCCTCATTCATAGGATACTTCTTCTGCCACCACTTGATTAAGATTTCTACAATCTTATTCTCATCTGTAATTGGTATAGTAGCTACATCTCTAATCTTATTTACCTCTGTGTATTCAGGCTCCTCAATCACATCCCAAATAGAAGAATTGAAATTAACGTGAATTAAGGGGTCATAAGACTCGTAACATACCCTAGATAGGTTTTTACTTGTTTTATCAAAATAAGGGCTGTTAAAATGCTTTTCAAGGCTATTGAAATAGTTTGTATGATTATCTGCATCGGCAGGTATCTTTACAAGAACTTTTAAACCATTACCTGAAGGAGATATGAATGCCGAAAAAACATATTTGTTTTTCGATAACATTTCTTTTTCCTGCAGTAAGTCTTTCTGTTTTGCGTAGCCATCAAAGTCCAAACAGATAAGTCCCGAGTGTTGCTCAAGGGCAGTATCTAATCTTTTCTTGAATGTACCACTGAAACAAATAGCCGGTAACAACTTCTTAATCTCATTACGTTCAGATTTGTTTTTCTCTGCTCTGATACGCTTAACTATATCCTTTGTCGAATTTGTACCCTCTCTAATTCTATCAAGAATAAGCGTTACATCCCTGTAGAATGGGGTGTCAGTGTCTCTTATTGTTTTAAATATTGTTATATTGTGCGTCATCTTGTGTCGATTTTATGTCGATATTTTTTTCTTAACTTATTGATTATTAAATACCT